CTCCAATTATTTCGATTGAGCTTACATTGGAGACTGCCGAGCCGGATTTAAGAACAAGTGCGTTTGACGTACCTGTTAAACCACCGTACTTATCGGCGTGTATTACAATGTTTGAGTATGAATGTATACAGTTTGTGACAAGTTCAGTTGTAGCCGTATTGCCTAAAATTGTCAGTGTGTTTGCTGACACCAAGTTTGCGAATATCTTCGCACCGATAGACAATGTATTTGTTGGTGCAAGATTGGCAATACCTGAATGTGCTGTACCCGAACCCACTGTTCGAATTGAATTTGATTTGATATTTTCATTGAAAAGAATTGGTGCAGTAGCACTTGGATCGAAAGTTGCTAAAGTTCCAATTCTCATACCACCCGCAACTACATTACCTGTCACTGCAACGTTTCCATCAGATACAAACACATTTGGTCCTGTATCGTCGAAATACACATTTGAACCCACTGACAAGGTAAATTTAGTGGATATATTCGCAACACCCACATTACCATCAGCATACATCTGTCCGTATACATGAAGATTGACCGTATTTGATTGATCCACTACGATTGTAGTTAGACCTGGTGCCATTTGAGTTCGACCAACTAAAAATTCATTATTCGAAAATTGATATCCAAATACAATATTCGATACACTTCCGTCACCACCCTCAGTCATGAGTAAAGCATTATCAAATGGGGCATTTTTGTTATTCGTACTTGCTTGTTGGATCACACAATTTGCTACAACTAGGTTGATAAGTGTTTGGTAAGTAGCACTCTCAGAAATAAATGCATTACCATTTAGATGAAGATTACCATTTATTGTTAGGTTACCTTGGTCAACAAACACATTACCATGTTGAAAAACAGCTACATTTGAACCAACGGAAGCACTATCCGTACCAACAACTAAGTATTCAGCGATAGAAATATTAGTAGAAAAGGTGTTTCCCACCACCTTCAATACATTTGAACCCATTCTATCAATGACGAGTGTATCGTCAACATTTATAATGTTCGAGACCAGAACATTCGTAGCTGAAACGTTACCTTGTAGAGTTACAAGGTGTTCATTCGCTCTATCAATAACAAATTCATTATTTGGTCCAATCTGAAACTCATTTGTGGCATTGGGTGCCCCAATACCAATCTTATCGTTCACGTAAAGACGTTCGGTACGAATACCCTTGGTAACGTCAAGCACTATATTCGTTGCTGTATCCTCCACAAAAATATTTGAACCAATTGAAATCTGCTTGGTTGGGTTGGTATTAGAAATAGCTATTTTGTCTGCTGTAATAGTTTCAACATCGATCTCTTTCGTAATAATACTTTTGACATCTGTGAGTACATCTTGCTCTACTGGGTCTGCGTCTAGACTGGTTACGAAAACCTGATCGAAACGAGCAGTCCTACCCATTTATACTCTAATTGCCGAATAAAATTCCAGCTAATCCATCCTTGATTCTCAGAACATTATAGTTTACTGCGAATATACTTAACTCCTGATTACTTGGTCTAAGATTACCCTTCTCCACACCCCTTAATACAAGCTTAGCGTTATCGATGCGGCTAAAATTGCATGTACCTGAGGGATTATAGTCCGATGCATTTAAACAGAAGTGGTACACGAAGTACCTTGTATTGAAAAGTACATTGGTTTCACTGACAAAATCACTGGCACCATACGATGATTTGTAATAGTTTTGTACTGTGTGAAAATAATTTGGAGACATGTGTTCAAGGATTGGGGTTCCATTAATTTGTATATCACCACTTGCAAATGTCAAACGATCGTTCGCAAAATCATCACTTAATGCACCAAAACCAAAAAATATAGATTTAACAGGGTGATTAAACGATGAAATATCAAATGTATTATCACCACCCCCTGCAGTGTTATCAGGCACAGTGTCCATTGGGAGAACTATTTGTTGTGTTTGTGTGACAACAAAGTCGAGACTTCGACCCACAAGTGATTCTCGTTCTTCTTTATCTAGGTAAATATAGTTGCCGTATACATTAATTCTTTTTTGTTCCGCAGTGAGATTTAGAACTGAATCATTATAATAAGTGTCATCGAAATTGATTTTGATTTCAACTTGATGATATTGTAAAGCTACAAGGGGTAAGAATGCTTTGTGATCACAAAAGAAGAAGTGAAGTGGGAGAAAGGCTGGATTGGATTTAGAAACTTTGTTATTCAATTCTAGTGTTTTTGTATATGTGTCAGCCATATAATTGTGCCATATATCGGAGTAATAATCAAAATGTTGGGAATCTATCTTCTGACCCCCTATATAAAGCTCAATAGTGGAATTGTAAAAAAGATTGGAAGACATGTTTACAGCATCGACACCAACTTTCTCAAACCAAATACCATTTATTACATCACCTAAAACTGGAATGATAATCGAATTATCTGTATTAGTCACGGATTTAATCAATTTTGGAGCCTGAGAAAAGTTTGTGTGTCTCGTGAACTTCGTACGAAAAAAGGAATGACCCTCTTCACTGGTAAGGTATATGTCTTGTACACCTTTAGATACCAATTGTATTAATGCACCAGACATTTAATAGATGGTCAGATTATAAAAACAAACACTTTCCCTGAGGAAAGGCACTCTTAGGTTCTTCCACGTTTTTACCGTGTATATTAAAACCACCTTGACGGTACACCTTCATCCGCTTATAATACATAGCGGTGAAGACTGACCATGGGTCATGAACATCGTAAATGTGGGGATTGTTCTTCTTTCCCTTTGTTTCTCTCATGATTCGACCAATACTCTGTATGATATTAGACTTGGGGGAAGCTAAAATAACCGTGTCTAGGGTTGGAATATCCAAACCTTCGTGGGCTTGACTGAATGTAGCAAAAATAATCTTCTTCTTTGAGGATTCTTGGAGTTGCGCTTCTTTCATACCCCCCATGTATAGACCAGACGTTTTGGGAAAACATTGATGAAGAAATTCACAATGAAGACGGCGGTCACTGAGTACTAGGAGTTGTCGAGTACCTGCTGAGGCTTTTTTAACTAATTCCACCAACATCCTGTTTCTGTTCCTGTCCTCGACGAGCTCTGTAATCATATTGGGCATTGAAATCTTACCATTTCGCATAGATGGTGGGGGGTTTCTATAGTTTGGAGATTCAAAAATAACTGGGAATACTTCAACCTGTTCCTGATTTTTTCGTTCAACTGCAAAAAAGGTGGGACCCATAAACCAATGAAGAACCTTTGTGAGACCATCTTTCCTCTCTGGTGTTGCCGAAAGACCATAAATATGTCGTGGACACATTTTGAAGAGGGACTGACTAAACACTTTAGCACAGATGTGATGGGCTTCATCTACAATGAGAGTCCCAACACTCTCGAAATCTGAGAAACTATACTCCTTGAGGGACAAAGACTGAAGCATGGCAATAACAAAATCACAATCAACTTCCTTTTTATTCTGTTGAACAATACCAATCGTAGCGCCTGGACAAAACTGTTGGATACGTTCTCGCCACTGGTCTGCAAGAAACTGTTTATGCACAACAATCATGGTCCTGTACCCCAACTTACACGCTATGGCCAAGGATACCGTCGTTTTACCGTAGCCACATGGTAAAGAAAGGACACCATGCCCTGCTTTAATTGCTGCTGCGAGTGCTTCATTTTGATGTGTTGAATCTCTGAGTTGTCCCACAAACTTGGTCTTGATTCGGGTTGGTTCAGGGCGTTTGTCTTGTTGGGGCTCTCCAAGCTTATCAGTTCCATAGAATCTTGGAACACAGACTCCATTCTTAGTTGGTCTGAAAACTTTGAAAGGCGGTGGAGGAAATCCAAAGTCACCATTTACGATAGGTCTTACCGTTAATTCTTTTTTAATTTCTTGGATTGGACCCGTATCTACAAGATACCCCGTTCTTGTCAGGGTTGTCATCCTATTATACTTATTTAAAGGGTGTAAACTTTAAATAAGTACAATGCCTGTTATTGATGTTGAAGAAAATATTAAAACTATGCGAAACCGACTGATGGGTATGCAGAATGAGTTGTTTAAATTAGAAGGTGGGTTGAAAGTATTTGAAGGGTTCAAGGAAGCTGGTTTGACCAAAATTGACCTTCCCAAAACCCCCAATCAGCCAACCATCGAAGAACTCGAGAGTATCCAAGAAAAACCTGAATAAGTACCAACATTCCAAACCCCCTTAAAGTCCACCACGACTTCAACTTCATCATCCTTTATTAGAGACTGAATGGGACGTCCTTTGACGTTGCACATCACTCTCCTATAACGGAACGGCACCTTCACTGTGAGAATAGTACCATCTAGGGGATTGTCAATGTTTTGATTCATGAGGAGATGCGATTTATTTGTATGCATTCGTTCTATAATTTCCGAGACTTTTACAGGAATTATATAACGGATATACTTTTTATCATTGAAGTCATACATAGGTTCGTACACTTTTGCTATGAACTTCATTGATTTCTAT